ATGTATTATTACTACTATATTCTAATTATCATAAAATAACTCAAATTGAAAGAACAACTACAATTAATAAGTTTTTAAAAATATATAATAAAGAATATAAATTAGGTAGAGATACAATTCAAAATGTTTATAAATATATGTTAGATAATTATACTCCATCTATAGTTAAACCATTAATGGAAAAACTATTAGTTGATTATATGAACAAAACATTTAATTTTGATAAAATTAAAGTACAAACACTATCATTAAGTTAAGTTAGGCCTTCGGGTTTATCTTTATTATATTTAAAGTATGAATATTAAAGATATATTAATTGAATTGCATCAAGATCCTAATATAGTAGCTCCAGCTAAACCTAAATGGAATGGAGCTAACAAATTTTATTGGTGGAGACGATTTCCTATTCACAGAACACTACATAAATATTTACCATTAGAAGAACAAATTGATAATGGTGATTTTGATTATACTCCATATGCTAAACAAATTAAATATGAGTATTATTGGATGGCTGAGGAAATATTAGCTTTAAGACAACAAAATTTAAAACCAGATTTACTACGTGAAAAAGAAGACGAAATTAAATCTTCATATTTCAAACGTTTAAAACATTTAAATGAAGATATGATGAAAGATGAATTTGAACGTATTGAGCATTTTAAAAATATTCTGCGTACTCATAAAGGTGGTACTAAAGATGATGTTAGAGAATTTATCGAAACATATGAAGGTACATTACATGAGGCTTTAGTAGATTATCCAAAATGGTTAAATCAAAGAAAATAAAATTTGGCTAAATCAAAAATTTTTTTATATTTATATAAAACATAGTTATGCAAATCTCTCACGAATTACCACTTAGTTTATTACCTAAATCTTATTTATGGAACGATTATGATTATTGTTTACCTCATTTAATTGATAAACATTCATCATATGAAGAATATTTTGTAAGAGCAAGAAGACATGGACGATTCATTATAATGGATAATGGATTATTTGAAGGTGTTACTCATACTGAAGCTGATTTAATTGAAAAAATTAATTTAATTAAACCAGATATATTCATTGTACCAGATGAATGGAATGATCCTCATAGAACATTACAAAATGCTCAATATTGGATATCAAAAATAAAATCTAAATTACCTAAATCTACTGAATTAATGGTAGTGATTCAAGGTTGTTCATTAGGTGATTTTATGAATTTATATAATGATTGTGTTAGAATGGGATATAAACATTTTGCATTTAATCATTCATCTATATACTATCAAAATGATGGTTATCATCCAAATCCATTAATGAATCAAATGATGAATCGTGTTTATGTAATTTCTAGAATGTATAAAGAAGGAATTATCAAAGACAGTCATTATGTTCATTTATTAGGAGCTTCTTTACCTCAAGAATTTGTCTATTATAAAGACAATGCTTTTCCATTTGTCAAATCAGTTGATACTTCAAATCCAGTTATAGTAGGTGCTTTAGGGCTTAAATATGAGGATTATGGTTTAATAGTTAAACCTAAAAATAAGATTGAAGAATTTATGGAACAAGAATTTAGTCTTACTCAATTAGAAACAATACAATATAATATAAAACAATTTAAAAACTTTACAAAATGAAACAATGGTTAAACAAAATATTTGATATCATATTTTATATATTTGTTGCAATTTCACTTATTGGAGTATTAGCTTATTCAGCTAATAGCCATAAACATAGTGAAATGCAATATAAACGTGATAGTTTAGAATATGAATTATTAAAAATAGAACACGAACTTTTAACTAAATAAATTATGTCAACATTATCATTTTCAACATCAGGATATGCAGCAGGAAGTAGTCTTACGAATATATCTTCAGGAACATCTCCTTTAATAGGAACAACGTATACAGATACTCCTTCATTTAATATAACAGGAATAGGAACATTATCATTTAGTAACAATCAAAAAACAATTATGCAAAACAAAGTAGCAGTGTTCAAAGTAACACGTAATGACAAAAACGAAATTATATCAACTGAATTTCTTAAAGAAATGTGGGTTCAAACTAAAGGCAATCAAAACGTAGCTTTTGAAGTTGCTAGAGATAAAGATTTAGCTAATTACAAAGCTGAAGAATTAGATATTAGAGTTTTATTTTTTGTTAATTATTAATTAATGTACCACGATGCTTCCCTTAAGAACAGCACACTTCAGTGGTCTTGTTGTAATGCAAGTGAATAGCCCAAGGCATAAGCTAAGATTACACCCCTAACCTCTATTTATAGGACGCTTTAAATATGTTAGGGTTTATATTAAAATATAAATAAAATATAAATAAAAATGAAAAAACAAGCAGTATTATCATTAAGTGGAGGAATGGATAGCTCCACATTGCTGCTTCATCTACTTGCCAATGGCTATGAAGTAACAGCATTATCCTTTGACTATGGTCAAAAACACAATGTAGAATTAGAGCGAGCAAAATCATTAGTTGATTATTTAAATAATAATCCAGGAAGAGTATTTCATCATGATCACGCTCCTAATGGTTTTGAAGAAACATATCCTAAAGTTAGACATCAAGTAATTACTTTAGGTGGTTTATCTCAATTATTAAATTCATCATTAGTATCAGGTGGTTCTGAAGTACCTGAAGGTCACTATGAGCATAGTAATATGGCTGCTTCTGTAGTTCCAAACCGCAATAAAATATTTAGTTCAATTATTCAAGCTGTTGCATTATCAATTGCTGAAAAGAATAACATGGAATGTGTTATTGCTATGGGGATACACGCAGGTGACCATCAGATTTATAGAGATTGTCGTCAAGAATTTAGAGACGCAGATTATGACGCATTTTTAGAAGGTAATGAAAATGGACATTTAGTTACATATTATACTCCGTATTTAACCGGCGATAAATACACTATATTAGAGGATGGTGTAACATGCTGTAATACATTAGGTATTGATTTTAACGAGGTATATAGTAGGACTAACACATCTTATAAACCATATCCATCGGGAAATAGTGATTATAAATCAGCTTCATCAGTTGAACGTGTAGAAGCGTTTATTAAATTAGGCCGTCCTGACCCAGTAATTTATGAAGATGAAGATGGTATAGCATCATGGGATAAAGTAGTAACACATGTAACTAAAGTTATTGAAGAATTTAATAAAAACAAAAATTCATGATATTTATAGTAGTACTACATAAACTATTATGATTATTATATATTATTTAATTGAAAACAATACTCCTTTTTATATAGGTAAAACTAAAAATTCTTTATTAATAAGAGAATATCAACATAAAAAAAGATTAAATAAAAATATTCAATTAATAGAATTAGATGTAGTAGATATAAATGAATGGAAATTTTGGGAATCATATTGGATAGAACAATTTAGACAATGGGGTTTTAATTTAGAAAATAAAAATAAAGGAGGGGGTGGACCTTCATTTCATACTGAATCAAGTAAAAATAAAATGAAAAGTACACCCCGTCCAAATACTTCTAAAAAATTATTAGGTCAAAAACGACCAGATGTTAGTAATAGATTAAAAGGACAAACTTTATCTTTAAATACTAAACAAAAAATTTCCAAAAGTAAAATTGGACATAATTGTTATAAAGATTTAAATAGAAATGAAAATATTAAAAAATCTAATATAATCCATTATCAAGAAGGAAGTGATAGAAATAAAAAAATATCCCAAAAAATAAAAGGAAGAAAAAATTTTTGGATAACTAAATTAAAAAGTATTCCTATTATTCAATATGACAAAAATAATAACTTAATTAAAGAATGGAATAGCGCTTCAGAAGCAGCTAAACATATTAATAAACCCAGTTCAGCAATAACAGAATGTTGTCATAACAAGAGAAAAACAGCATATGGATATAAATGGACATTTAAATTAGAAAATCATGAATCAGCCAGATCCTAAAATGCATCAAGCATTAAGCTTTACTAAGTCAGCTATCCGAATATTAGGGTATGCTGCTTTACCCTTTAACTTGGCTTTAGCCACAATTATACTTATATTAAGTGAAGTAATTGGTATAGCTGAAGAATTAGTATGAGCAAACGAAAGAAAAAAGAACAAATTAATGAACCTTATTATTTAGTATTTAATAAGCATGGTGAAGTATTTTCAGGACTCAATGGTGGACAGTTTGTATGGTCTAATGATTGGGATGAAGCTAAACCATTAAAATATTCAAATACTAAATATATAAGAGAGTTCACATCAGGAATAGAATTAATATTAGAAACAGAAATATAACTTTATTATTTGAAGTAATATTTGTAATAAAATGACTTATATCTATTTAGTTGAAAATTGTTATAATGATTCTAATAAAGTATATATAGGTAAAACTAAAAATCCTATATCTAGAAAATATGATCATATTAAAAAATTTGGTAGTAATATAAAATATATTATATTAGAACAAATTAATAGTATGTTATATACAGATTGGGAACCATTAGAAACATATTGGATAGAACAATTCAGACAATGGGGTTTCAAAATATTAAATCAAAATAAAGGTGGAGGTGGACCTGAATTTTTAACTATTGAATCTAAACAAAAGATAAGTTCTAAAATAAAAAATAATAAAGAACGAGGTTTAAAAATAAGTAAAGCTAATAAAGGTAAATCTCATTCTAATAAAGGAAAAAAATTATCTAAAGAACATTGTATTAAAATTAAACAAACTAGAGCTTATCTAAAATCTAGAAAAAGAAATTGGAATTTAAAAGCTATAATACAATATAATTTAAAAGATAATTTTATTAAAGAATGGAATAGTATTAATGAAGCTCAATTATATTATAAACCTAAAGAAGACGGAATTGGAGCTTGTTGTAGAAATAAACAAAAAACCGCTTATGGTTTTAAATGGAAATATAAATAAACAAAAATAAATAAATATGAAAGGATTTTTATACTTTTATGGAGATTGGTGTCAGCCCTGCAAGATACTAAGCCCGGCAATGGATGATCTTAAGAAAAATGGAATGCCAATAGAAAAAATAAATGTCGATTACGACGTTAGTATGGTTAAACAATATAATGTAACTAGTGTACCTACAGTTATTTTGTTAGAAAACGGAGTTGAAAAAACACGTTTTGTAGGAGCAAAACCACAAAGTGAAATTATTAGAATATTTAATAGTTAATAAATGGCTAGATCCTATCAAAACTATAAACAAAATTTAAATGAACAAGAACAAAAACTTCTAGAAATAGGACAACTTGTTAAACCATATGAAACTAATTTTTATTTTAATGAAAAAGGAAATATGGTTTATGCTGATTTTAAAGATGATCAATCAAATAATATTAGTGTTAGATTTCATAGATTTAAAGAAGGTTCAAATAGTTTTAAAGTAGAATTTGCTATTAATGGTTTTAGTGGAGAAGCATTTAAAACAGATACACAACATTTTTTTAAAATTATATCCACTGTGGTTCAAGTAATAAATGAGTTTATAGAAAAATATCAACCAATTCAATTATTTATTGAAGGATCAGATAAAATAGGTAAGGAAGGTCAAAAAGATAAAATATGGCTTCAATATGCTAAAGTAAATATTAAAGCAGATGATTATACTTTAGGAACATATCCTAAAGGATTTGGATTACAAAAAAATATAAAATAAAATGAAAACAAGATACGTTTCAACTAAAATTTTTGATAACTACTCAGTAGCTATCAGACAATGGAAAGCTCAACATTCACATTGTCAATTATTACATGGTTATGCTTTAGAATTTAAAGTATGGTTTTCATCAGTTGAAGAAGATTTAGACAAACAATTGGATGAAATGAATTGGATTGTTGACTTTGGAGGATTTAAAGCACAACCTGTAGGAAATGGTTTAAAAGATTGGATGGACCATATGTGGGATCATACTCTATTAATTGAAAAAGATGATCCGTTTGCTGATGTATTTGAACAATTTGCTCAAATGGGTTTAGCTAAAGTTCATTTAATGGATAAAATAGGAGCTGAATCAGCAGCACGTTTAGTGTTTGAAAAATTCAATGATGTTTTATCTAAGTCAGGAGGTGGTAGGTGTAAGGTTATTAAAGTAGAATGTAACGAAAACAAGAAAAACTCAGCAATATACGAGGAGTATTATGGAAACTAAAAAAATAACAGATTGGGTAACAGCATTTGAATTTTTAAGAGAACCAATTGGTAAAGAAGAAGGTGCTAAATTATATGCTAAATTTACTTCTTTAGGATTAACACCTAAATCAAAAGAAATATCAAATAAAAAATACACAGGTAAAGTTAATATGTATCCTAGATTATTTTTAGAGATATATTTTGATGGACGTAATAATTATGAAGACTATTTACCTTTTTAAATTAAATAAATGGAAAGAATAACAGATTATAATAAAAAAATACAAGTGATAGAAATTTATCCTTGTGTTCAAAGTGAAGGCAGTAGACAAGGAAGACCTACAATTGCCGTTAGAACAACAGGTTGTACTCACAGATGTTGGTTTGGTGAAGGTGGATGGTGTGATTCTTGGTATACAAGCATTCATCCAGAAAAAGGAGCATTCACTTTTAATGACATTATTAAAATGTATGATGAGAATCCTCATATCAAAGAAATGATGTTAACAGGAGGAGCACCTACAATGCATCCAACATTAGTAAACGAATTAACTCATTTTGCACATGAAAGAAACATTCTTATCACAATGGAAACAGAGGGTAGTCACTTTATCGCAACTGATTATCCTATCGGCCTTATATCTCTTAGTCCTAAGTTTAGTAATAGTATTCCTAGGGTTGGGATTCTTACTCCACTTGGCAAAGAAGTGGATCAAAAGTTTGTGGATCAACATAACAAATATCGTTTAAATAAAGAAGCGATAAAACAAATGATGGATTATCATTCAGACTATCATTTTAAACCAGTATGGGATGGTACAGAAGAAAATTTAGCTGAAATTAAAGCATTTAGAGTTGAATTAGG